AAACACGGACGCGCGCTTTGTTTGGGTCAGGTTGGGTAGTTGGCGCTTGGGCCGGTGCTTCCGCCGGCTCGGATGTCGAAACAGTCATGGTGTAATTCTCCTTGTTGCGGCAGGCTGCCGCAGTCATGCCATTCATCCCTCTGGGTGGCCTGCGAATGCAAGGAAAAGATGCCGAAAAAAAACAAGATGGCGAAGCAAGGGCGATGCAGGCTAGGTTCGGCGGCTGAGCAAGGTACGAAAGGCGTCGCGCTGCCGATCCCAGACTAACTCGCGTGCGATCTCGCGTAACAGGGGTTCGGTGATCAGGCCCGCATGCTCTGACGATAGAAAAAGGACATATTCCTGGATATCGGGCGCCAGTTGGCTCAAAATCACAATCTGGTGAATGCGGGCCGGTGAGACCTGCGCTGTTCGTGCTAGCTCGCCATAATCCTTCACACTGCCTGACCGGACCATGCCTTCCAGTTTGTGCGCCAGCGCGACGAGGCGGGCTATTCGCGGAGGGCGGCCGACAGGCTCGTTAGCAACTCCAAAAGCCGGAAGGCTCCGGTCTCGCCGTACGGGAAGCTTGTATTCGAAAGTCACTGGGTCTCCTTAACCTGCGCCTTCAATGCGCGGAGTTTTACTCTAACGCTGCCTGTGGCTCCGTCAAACTGGACGCTTTCAACCAGCGTAGGCACTAATCCGGCCGGGTCGTGAAGGAATGCCTGCCAGTCGCGATCCGGAAAATGGAGGGCGCTGCGTGCTTCCTCAGAGTTCAACCGAACGCGAAGCTGGCCCACCAGAGAATCTTCGATCAAAGCGGCCGAGACCGACTTGGTCACGCACGAGCCCCAGCCATCCTGGGTCGCTCTTCGGCACACGTAATAGCGATACCGGCGTCCTCGCCGCATCGAATAAGTTGCCGCCATAGGCTTCCGGCAGTGCGAACAGAACAGCAGTCCTGCTAACAACGCGTTTTGCTCGCGCCGCACTGAGTCGCGTTTCCCGCGCTGCCGTTCTTTGAATTCGGCATTGACGGAATCCCAGAGTTCCGGATCGATGAACCGGGGTGCGGTAGCCGCCCATCCCGCTCGCCGCCCGGCCGATCGAGCGGCGCGGCTGCGGCGGCTCGAGCCAGCCATGTCCGGGATGAACCCGTGCCAAGGTCCGCATCGTCGACGATTTCTGAAGCGCGCTGGCGCGCTCGCGCGCTGAGATCGCCTTCGGCTTTGGCCTGCAACTGCCAGGCGATACGTCTTACCAGGAACTGCTTGTGCGTCGATTTGGCCTCTTCTCTGAACAGGTCGCGGTATTTGGTTCTTAGCACCGCGACCGTCCAACGGGGCAACTGCTGAATTGCCCGGTATACACTCCCGTCCATGGTTTTTCCTTCCTCTCTGTGACTGTAAACCACAGTTCCATGGACGCTCTGTGGGGCCCAGAAAGCAAGTCGCGAAAAGGGCCGCCTCCGCTCGGAACGATAAGTCAAAAGAGTCGTTCCGACTGGTAGCCAAACACGGGATACATTCCAAATTCTTTGGCAATCATGTAGCCCAGCGCGTCGCTCACATGCGTGCGTGCCGGGTCCGACTTGTCGACATCGGCTAGCATGCTGCCACTCGGATCCATTTTCCAGTGCGCCCGCTCGAAATCTTTGATCAACTCCTTACAGCGCGGATTGACAGACAGTCTGCGCAGTCCGGCCTGATTCCGCAGCACGGCGTTTACACAGTTCACCCGATCCTTTACCGGAGGATTCGACTTGCCTACCTGGAACGAGGTCGTGAAGCGATCGCGATAGCGACTGAAGAACTCGTTTACTAGCTGCCAGTCGGTTCGAGAAGCTGACGACCTGCGGCCGTCGCCTGTGGCATCGCCATAAATGTTGAGTTGAACCGGACCGTAGGACTGTGCAACCCACACCCTGGTTCGTTCCAGGAACTCCTCGCAGGCACTGACCGTATCAGAATCCGGAAGTACCAGTTCGTCGAGAATGTAAACCATCTCGCCGTCCCGTTGCCCCAGGACCGAGCACATGGGGTTGATGTTGAAGTCGAGCGCCCAGAACAGAGCCAGCCGTCGATCATAAATTGTTTCTCGAACATTGCCGGCCCGCTCGAAGGCATAATATACCGTGCCGCTGGTAAGGTTCTCAAAGCTGGCTTGAAACTCTTGCCGGTAGGTACGCTCGTCGAGCTCGTGGGTGGCGCTTTCCAATTCTTGTTTCGGAACGTTGCCACCTTGTTCGGTGGTGAACTGAAAGGTGGTCCATTGCGGCTGTCCCTGCACACCCTGGTAGAGATCGTAGAAATGGTTATAGCCTCTGGGCGTTCCGATGAACAACGCCCGGCCCTGCCGATCTGCCAGGGCCGGCCTCAACACTTCGGTCCAGGCCTCTTGTGCAATGGAGGCATACTCATCCAAAATCAGGAAGTCCAGTCCGTCGCCGCGCAGCGAGTCATAGTTATCGGCGCCGCGCAGACAGATCGTGCCGCCGCTCACCAGTTCGATCCTGAGATCGGTTTCATTGGGCTTAGAAGCCCAATAGGGCCGTGTCATCTGCTTGAGCGGTTTCCAGACGATGCGCTTAGCCTGCTTGTAGGTCGGAGCCACATACCAGGCCAGCCGGCCCGGACCCCAAGCCGCTCGGCAAAGCTCCACCATCGCCAGGTAGGTCTTTCCGAATCGCCGTCCCGCGACCAAGATTCGGAAACGGGCGTCACAACCGAAGACCGCCCATTGAGGAGGTTTGAGTCGGATCATGGCTTTTGGAACCCTTCCTCTTTGGCCACGACGAAAGGCGGCGGTGCGCCCGGTGGCAGCTCAAAGTTAGTCCGCTCTTTCCAGCCGGCACGGCTCTTGAGCCAAAACAAGGTAGCGGCCGGATGGTGACCGGAAGTGGCCATTTGGTAGAGCGTCTTCGCCACGTTGGTATTGGCTTCCAGAGTGCCTCGATCTAATTCCTCGCGATAGTGTTTCCGGAGGGTCTTGGTGGACCGAATGCCGATCCGACTTGCAATCTGTTCTTGGGGAACGCCGAAGGCTGAGAGCGATTTGACGAGCCGGCGCTGCTCGGCGGTGGGCTTGATTCTCGGACGCGGCATGCTAGACCTCCGCCTCAGCCCGGGACCGCTCGGCGGCAATCTTATCGAAGCTTCGGCCATCGCCTTCCAGCACGGCCGCTTGGCCGGTGAAACGCTGCCAGCGCTTGATGATCACATCCACGTAGCGTGGATCGATATCCAACCCGTAGCAGATCCGGTCGGTGGATGCGGCAGCTAAAAGAGTTGTTCCGGAACCCAGAAAGGGATCATAGACGATGTCACCGCGCCGGCTGTTATTCCGGATCGGCCGCCGCATCAGTTCGAGCGGTTTCTGGGCACCATGCCCGGTAGCTTCCTCCTCCCGTGATCCGCCAAAGGGATTCAGATTGGCGATCTGCCAGACCGTGGACTGTGTGCGATCACCACACCAATGTGAGGACTTGCCTTCCCGCACGGCGTAAAATCCGGCCTCGTGGCCCCAGTGATAGTCACCTCGGCCGAGAGCAAAATGCTGTTTGACCCAGATGATCTGGGCTCGAATGCGAAATCCGACCGCCTCCAGCCCGGTAGCCACTTCCACCGAATGCACGCCGGCATGCCAAACGTAGGCCACGTCTCCAGTAAAGAGCCGGTACGCCGCTGTCCAGTCTACGCGGTCATCGTTCGGGATCCTGCCCGTTTGCCGCTGCCGCCCCAAACCGGCGCGTTTGCGCCACTGTGGGTCCAGTTGGACGCCGTACGGAGGGTCCGTCACCATCACCGCGGGTTGGGCTGCGCCTAGTAGAATGCGCACGACATCTTCGGAAGTTGCGTCGCCACACAGTACGCGGTGCGGCCCGCAGAGCCACAGATCCCCATGCTGCGTGATTGCGTCTTGGTCGGGCTCTGGAATGTTCTCCTCAGCTGCGTTCGCTTCGTCGCCGAACAAGAAATCGTCGATCTCGGGAGGATCGAAGCCGGTCAACGAGAGGTCGAACTCCATTGCCTGGAGTTCTTTGATCTCGATCGCCACCAACTCCGTGTCCCAGTCGGCCCAGGTAGCCGACCGGTTCACCAGGAGCCGGAAGGCTTTCACCTGGGCTTCGGTCCATTCGTCACACAAGATGACCGGAACTTCGGACAGGCCAAGCTTCTGTGCGGCCTTCAGCCGGAGGTGGCCA